ATCAAGGTGGATTCACAAGTTTTTCAAATACTTGCTACTTTAATGTTACACAACAACAGACTACGATTGCATTAAAAATACATTGGCTTGATGGTGCTAATCGGCAAGTAGATATTTTTGACGCTAACTCCGTACCAAGTACAATAAGCATAAAGAGGATTACATAAATTAATTAAAATTTATTATCTTTGAAGAAATAATAATTAAATAAAATAAAATGGGACAATTAACCGAAACAGAAAGAACAGAAATTAACAAATTAGTTTCTGAATTCAACACTTTAAAAATGCAACTTGGTGATACTTATATGAATCAGCAAGCACTTTTGAAAAAGATTGAAGAAGTAAAATTATCTTACTCTAAGGTAGAAGTATCTCTTATGGAGACCTACGGAAAAGATGCAGTAATCAATGTTGAAACAGGAGAGGTAAGCCTTCCTGAAGAAAAAGAGGAAGTTGAAATGAAAGTCGAGAAATAAGAATGGGACAGATTAGCACATATGGTATTGTTACTGCTCCCACTCTAAACGATAAGTTAATTGGAACGGATATAGAGACTGAAAACGCAACCAAGAATTTTGAGATATCTCAAGTTCTTGGATTGTTAAGTTCAGCCGTTGTAACCCTTCCGGTTTACGCTACAAACACTTTAGCTTTAAGCGGGGGTTTGGTTGCAGGAAACATTTATCGTAATGCAGGTGTCGCAGGAAGTTCAAGTATTGTGTGCGTTGTCTATTAGACACCACATTAAATGGATATAAGAAAAATTAGCGTTGGTCCCGATTACAAAAGCGGGGCTATGCATTACATAGTAGGTCAAAATGTTTTAGGTAATAGTCACACTATTCACCTAATTCGTTTTGACGCTCAGTTAGAGTCAATAAAAATTTGGATTGAAAGAAATAATTCAGATGAAATTATTCTATGGAAAGAGTTTAATCATACTATGCCTATATCTATTGAATACAACATAAACTTTTAGTGCTATGACCGAACAGGATTATTTAAACATCACTGAAGAAATTACTCTTTTAAAAAAACAAAAATCTTTTGTTAGTGATTTTGAAGAAGAAATGAACTTAGCTGACAAAATTCACAACCTTGAAATGATGCGTAATGGTGTTAAGCCTGAAGACACATACATTGATTGCATAGGCTGCGGGTCATAAAAAAAACATATGAAATCTCCATTTGACTTTATAGTAACACCATTAGACGGCAAGCGTTATAACAATATAAAAAAAATCGGCAGTGTAGATTTTATTACAAGCACATCTGAGGAAGATTTTAAAGCCTCTAATAGATATGCTGAAGTAGTTGAAACACCAATGGGTTATAGTGGTCCTATAAAAAAAGGCGATGTTTTATTAGTTCATCATAATGTATTTAAATTCTATAATGATATCAAAGGTCGTCAACGAAGTGGCAGAAGTTACTTTAAGGATGACCTTTTTTTTGTAGATGTAGAGCAGTTTTTTATGTACTACAATGGTTTAGAATGGCAGTCATATGACAGGTTTTGTTTTATTGAGCCTATTCCTACTATTGAATCTTATATCTACAAACCTTTTAGCGAGGAACCTCTTATTGGTAAAATGAAGTACCCCAATGATTATTTAAAGAGTCAGGGTATTAAGGCAGGAGATTTAGTTACCTTCTTACCTGAAACAGAATACGAGTTTAATGTTGATGGCGAAAAACTATATAGGATGTATGACCATCATATAAGCATGGTATTATGAAACCTAAATTTAAGTTTTGGGAAGAAGAGCAGGAACTTAATGATTACCCATTGAAGAAGACCAAACGCATTAAAAATGAATTCAAAAGAGATAAAATTAAAAATAATCGAAGCGGGTCATCGAGCAGTGGAACAACTGATAAAGGTGGCGAAGGAAGAGATTATTAAGCACGACCCTGAAGACGACATTTCTGCTGATAGATTAAAGAATGCAGCAGCTACTAAAAAGTTAGCAATATTTGATGCGTTTGAAATATTAAGTAGGATAGAGTCTGAAAGGAATATTATTGATAGCTTAGAAAACGGACCTAGTAAAACAGATACAAAACAAGGCTTTGCAGAAAGAAACTCAAGATAGCATAATATATAGAGTTGTCCCGGACTACTTACCTAAAACAGTTTTTGCTAATAAAAACAAAGCAAAAAGTTGGGAGTACGGCTATAACCATAAGTATGATTTTGTAGTTATTTCTAAAGATGGAACCGTAGGAGAGGTAATAGAAATCCAAGGTCTAAGGATTGGTCTTCCTCTTACTCCAAAAGTGTGTCTTCAAAGACACAAAAAAAAAGAAGAACAATATTGGGAAAGAACAGAACTTCCTGTTGAGTTAAAAAAAATTCAAACTATATTTCAATGGAACACTATGCCTTCTGAGTTTAAAGACAGATGGGTAGACTATGTTGAGGAGGAGTTTAACAGAAGAGAGAATGGGTTATGGTATATGAACAATGGTGTACCTTCTTATATGACAGGTGCTCATTATATGTATCTACAATGGACATCTATTGATGTAGGATATCCTGATTTTAGAGAAGCTAATAGAATTTTATTTATTTTTTGGGAAGCCTGTAAAGCAGATGCTAGGTCTTTTGGTATGATATACTTAAAGATAAGACGTTCAGGATTTTCTTTTATGTCATCATCTGAATGTGTAAACACAGGTACGCTTGCAAAAAATTCTCGTGTAGGTATCCTATCTAAAACAGGTAGTGATGCTAAGACAATGTTTACTGATAAAGTTGTTCCTATAGCTAATAGGTTACCATTCTTTTTCAAGCCTATTCAAGATGGTATGGATAAGCCAAAAACAGAATTAGCGTTCCGTATTCCTGCTGCTAAGATTACCAAAAAAAATATGTACAATGCAGATGAAAATGAATTGTATGGATTGGATACTACTATAGATTGGAAGAATACAGATGACAACAGTTATGATGGTGAAAAACTTTTACTCTTAGTACACGATGAGAGTGGTAAATGGATTAAACCAAACAACATCCAAAACAATTGGCGAGTTACAAAAACTTGTTTACGATTAGGTAGTAGAGTTATAGGTAAATGTATGATGGGGTCTACATCAAATGCTTTAAGCAAGGGTGGAGATAATTTTAAAAAGTTATACGAAGACTCTAATGTAAATAAGCGAAGCGGTAACGGGCAAACTAAAAGCGGTATGTACTCTTTATTTATTCCTATGGAATGGAATATGGAAGGGTTTATAGATAGATATGGGCATCCTGTAATTAAAAAATTAGATTCGCCAATTAAAGGTATAAATGGAGAAACAATTTATCAGAGTGCATTAAGTTATTGGCAAGCTGAAGTTGATTCATTAAAGAATGATGCTGATGCTTTGAACGAATTTTATCGTCAGTTCCCAAGAACAGAGTCTCACGCTTTTAGAGATGAGAGTAAAATGTCTTTGTTTAATCTAACAAAAATATATCAACAGATAGATTACAATGATTCTTTAATTAAAGAACATCACGTTACAAGAGGCTCGTTTTCTTGGCAGAATGGTATAAAGGATACGAAAGTTTTATTTAGTCCAAACAATAACGGAAGATTTTATATAGGATGGAATCCTAAGAAACATTTACAAAATAATGTTAAAGTAAAAAATGGAGTTAAATATCCTGCTAACGAACACATCGGTGCGTTTGGTTGTGATAGCTATGACATATCGGGTGTAGTTGGGGGTGGTGGTTCTAATGGAGCATTACACGGATTAACTACGTACCATATGGAAGAAGCCCCTGTAAACACTTTTTTCTTAGAATATATTGCTAGACCTCAAACTGCTGAGATATTTTATGAAGATGTATTAATGGCTTGTATATTTTATGGTATGCCAATTCTTATTGAAAATAACAAACCAAGACTATTGTATCATTTTAAGAACCGTGGATATCGAGGGTTCTGTATGAACAGACCTGACAAGCCATATAATAAATTATCAAAAACAGAAAAAGAACTTGGTGGTATACCTAATACAAGTGAAGACATCAAACAAGCACACGCATCAGCTATTGAATCGTATATTGAAAAGTATATAGGATTAGATATGGATGGAGACTACAGAGATGCAGGAGACATGGGTGATTGTATCTTCATAAGGACTCTAGAAGATTGGGCAAAATTTGATATTACCAATAGAACGAAACACGATGCTTCCATTAGTTCAGGTCTTGCTATAATGGCAACTCAAAAGGCTATGTATTTAGGGGAGAAAATTGATAAAAAAATAAAGATTAACTTTGCAAGATATAGCAACAAAGGAACAATAAGCGAAATTATTAGATGAAGGATGTTAATATAAATATCACATCTGCAGGTTTTCCGAGTCAATTTGTTTCTGACGCAGAAAAGGCTTCGGAAGAGTTCGGCTTACAAATTGGACAAGCCATTCAGTATGAGTGGTTTAAAAGAGATGGAAACGGTTGTAGATACTATGGTCAATGGAGAGATTTTCACCGTCTAAGGCTATATGCTCGTGGGGAGCAGTCGGTGGCAAAATATAAAAATGAATTGGCAATAGATGGTGATTTGTCTTATCTAAATTTAGATTGGACACCTGTTCCTATCATACCAAAATTTGTTGACATTGTTGTCAATGGAATGTCTGATAGACTTTTCAAAGTAAAAGCATACGCACAAGATGCAATGTCTCAACAAAAGAGAAGTGCATATCAAGATATGATTGAGGGTCAGATGGTAGCAAAACCAATCCTTGAGACTATTATGGAAAAAACGGGAGCAAATCCTTTTGTGACCGAGCCGGATGAATTGCCAAATTCAGATGAAGAGTTGGCATTGTATATGGAAATGAATTACAAGCCTGCAATTGAAATTGCAGAAGAGACTGCTATTAATACTATTCTTGATGCTAATCATTATGATGAAGTAAGAAAAAGACTTGACTACGACCAAACAGTTCTTGGAGTTTCGGTAGCAAAGCACGAATTCTTAAAAGGTGCGGGTGTTAAGTTGTCATATGTAGACCCTGCTAATGTGGTTTACAGTTATACAGAAGACCCTTATTTTAAAGATTGTTTTTATTGGGGAGAAATCAAAACTGTATCAATTACAGAATTAAAAAAGATTGACCCAACACTAACCAATGAAGACTTAGAAGAAATCTCTAAGTATAGTCAAAGTTGGTATGACTACTATAATGTAGCACAAATGCAGCAGAATGACATATTCTATAGAGATACTGCTACGTTGATGTATTTCAACTACAAGACTACAAAGAATATTGTATACAAGAAAAAAGTAAAAGATAATGGTAATGTCAGTATGGTTGAAAAGGATGATTCCTTTAATCCACCTGATGAAATGATGGATGAAGGGAACTTTGAAAAAGTTTCTAAGACTATTGATGTTTGGTATGAAGGAGTAATGGTTATGGGAACTAACTTCTTATTACAATGGGAGATGTCAAAGAATATGGTTAGACCAAAGTCTGCAACTCAACACGCCATTCCTAATTATGTTGCTTGTGCTCCAAGAATGTATAAAGGTGTTATTGAATCACTGACTCGAAGAATGATTCCTTTTGCTGATTTAATTCAGATTACCCACCTTAAACTACAACAAGTTATATCACGTGTAGTTCCTGATGGTGTCTTTATTGATGCGGATGGATTAAACGAAGTAGACCTTGGTAATGGTAATGCATATAATCCTGAAGATGCTTTAAGGTTATATTTCCAAACAGGTAGTGTTATCGGTAGAAGCTATACAGGTGATGGAGATTACAATCAAGCTAAAGTTCCTATTACACAATTAACTGCAAACTCAGGAGCAGCAAAAACCCAAATGCTTTTAACTAATTATAACCATTACCTAAGTCAAATTAGACAGGTAACAGGACTTAATGAAGCTAGAGATGGAAGTATGCCTGACCCTAATTCTTTAGTTGGGTTACAGAAATTAGCAGCACTAAACTCAAACACTGCTACTAGACATATACTTGACGCAAGTCTTTATGTATACAAAACAATGGCAGAGGCTTTAACATATAGAGTAGGTGACATTCTTGAGTATGCTGACTTTAAAGATGAATTTACAAATCAAATTGGGAAATACAACGTCAATATTTTAAATAGTATTAGCGACCTATACATCTATGACTTTGGTATTTTTATTGAAGTTGCTCCTGATGAAGAGCAAAAAGCAATGCTTGAGCAAAACATTCAAATGGCTTTATCTAAGGGAGGTATTGATTTAGAAGATGCTATTGATATTAGAGAAATTAGAAATATTAAACTTGCTAATCAACTACTAAAAGCGAAGAGAAAGTCTAAGCAGGCAAGAGAAGAGAAAATGGCAATGCAGAAGCAAGCAATGCAGCAGCAAGGTCAAATGCAGGCTCAAGAAATGGCTGCTCAAGCAGCAATGGCAAAAGAGCAGCAAATGATTCAAGGTAAGATGCAGCTTAAACAAGCAGAAGTTTCTTTTGAAATTGAGAAATTGAAACAAGAAGCTATGCTTAAACAACAGTTGATGCAGGTTGAGTTCCAAATGCAGATGCAATTGAAAGGTGCTGATATGCAAGGATTACAACAAAGAGAGGACCAAAGAGAAGATGCTAAATCTGAAAGGATTAGTCAACAAAATACAGAACAGTCTAAGTTGATTAATCAAAGAAAGAATAACTTACCTCCTATGAGTTTTGAATCTAATGAGGATAGCTTAGATGGCTTTGATTTTGCAGAGTTCAATCCACGGTAACCGTCTAAAATATTAATAATTTTAGTGTAACTTTGTAATATAAATTAAATCTAATATGGAAATTAAAGTAAAAGAAGTAGGGATAGTAGAGGAAAAATCCGTTCAACAAGTTGAGCAAGAGTTGCTTGACAAGCACGAAGAAGAATTTTCTACTACTGAACAAGAAAATGTACAAGAAAATGTACAGGAAGAAGTATCGACTCAGAATACAGAATTAAAAGAGGAAGATATTCTTTCATATATAGGAAATAAATACGGTAAGCAAATAAATTCTCTTGACGAATTTACTCGTGAAAGGGAAGAGTCAGAACCTCTACCTGAAGATGTTGCTGCTTACTTTAAGTATAAAAAAGAAACAGGAAGAAACATTGAGGACTTTGTTAAAATTAACAGAGACCTTGATGATGTTAATCCTGATAAGTTACTTCGTGATTATCTAATGCAGACAGAGAAAGGTCTTGATGCAGAAGATATTGATGAGATGATGGAAGATTATTCATATGACGCAGAGTTAGATGAAGAGTCTTTCGTTAAGAAAACGAGGTTAGCTAAAAAGAAAATGGTTGCTAGAGCCAAAGATTTTTTTGAATCTGAAAAAGAAAAATACAGAGTCCCTGTCGAGTCGATGGGTACATCTATTTCTGAGGAAGATTCAAAAGGATTAAAGGAGTATAGACAATACATTGAAGAGTCAAAATCTTTAGGAGAAGCGTACCAAAAAAGGGACCAATGGTTTAAAGACAAGACAAGTGAAGTTTTCGGCAGTGAGTTCAAAGGTTTTGAGTTTGCGTTAAACGATGACAAAAAACTTGTTTATGTTCCCGGAGATGGTGCAGAGTTAAAGAAAGTCCATATGGACCCTAATAATTTCACAAAGAAATTTTTAAGTGAAGATGGTCTTTTAAGTGACCCTGTCGGTTATCACAAAGCATTAGCAGTAGCTATGAATCCTGAAAAGTTTGCTAAGTTCTTTTTTGAGCAAGGCAAATCAGAAGCGGTTGATGACGTTATGCGTAAGACAAAAAATATTGATATGTCTACACGTAATGTTCCTCAAAACACTACTTCAGGAGGAACGACTATTCGAGCAGTAGGACAAGACTCAGGTCGTGGACTACGAATTAAACGTAAATAAACTAATTTAAAAAAAAGAAAAAATGGCAGTACAAGCAGTACCCGGATTTAACTTGCAGCCAAGTGCATCGCAAGTTCCATTATCAACTAATTACATTACCAACTTTGATTTCTTGAATCAGTATCTTCCTGATACTTACGAAAAAGAATTCGAGCGTTACGGTAATAGAACAGTAGCATCTTTCCTACGTATGGTAGGAGCAGAGATGCCTTCTAACTCTGACCTTATCAAATGGGCAGAACAAGGTCGTTTACACACTAAATATGTGGATTGTACAACTGCAATTGCTGCAGGTGTTGCAACTGCAACATTTACAGTAAATGACACTTTAATACCTGCAA